GCTACATCGGCCTTAATCTTATTCAGCAAATCAGTTCCCAAAAAGGGAAGCAACCACTTGTCCTGTGCAAGATATACCGAAGGGTAAAGTATATTCGGGTCAACACTACCATTCACGGTGGTGTATTTCTTGATGTAGTTCTCTGAGATTAATAATACTTCTGCCATAGTTGTAATTATTGATTGCCGTAAATAGGGTTAGTAGGTAGGAAGCCGTTATAGGGCATGTCTTCAGGTAGCTTAGCCACTAATGCGTTATTACGCACCTTGTAGCCCATGCGTTCAGCCATGCTCACAGCAATACGTTTTGCATCAGGGTCATTCGGGTTAATCTTTGCACCTTTCGCATCTACGAACACCCTCTTTTCCCAAAAATGCCTGCAGTTGCCTCCGCCCTTAAAACGCCATATATCATAAACGTCATCACCATTCGGTCCCCATCCGGGATTTACAGGGACATCTTCCATTGCTACTATATCTTCCATGCGATATAGCTTGCCTGCCTCAATCATTTTCTTACAGAATGGGCGCATATTATCATGCGTAAAGCTACCTGCGTAAACGTAACGAGTAATAAAGTACTTGCCATCCACCACGGCATCTTGCTCGCTCTTAGCGGCAGGCCGTGCTGCACCCGTACGTACCGCAAACTCATGCTCAATTTCTTCATCTGCGTTGTAGCTATCAATTAGAATCCAGTCTTCATTCCAATCTTCACCTAATGCAATTAGAGCATCACCCGCCGTATCATCTACTTTTTTTTTTTCGTCACTCATGATGACCTCTTGCGGCTGCAAGCTACCCGGCAATACATCAGCAAAGATTGCATCAACCGTAGCCGTTGGCAATGTTGGGAATGCAGCACTTACAATAGCCTTCGCACTTGTCACAGGAACAGCACCCGCAGCGGATTGCATTACGATGTCAACAAGTGAACTAATCTGCGCACCATTCAAAGCCGTAGCAGCGACATCTGCAGTAGTGCCTGTTGCGCTTGCATCGGTTACAACAGATGCCTGCTCTGCTACAAGTGGCGTGTTCGGTACAATTTCAAAAGATACACCCGGTAATTGATTGCTCAATAGTTCGGTGATACTCTTGTCAATTAATGCTTGATATGGCTCAATGACTTGCTTGTTAAATATCTCAAGTCCTGTTGTCATCTCATCCTTGTTACTACCAAAACCTGATGTTTCGCGTATACCGAAAAGCAGTGGCGTAGTAACACGGTGTGCAGTGATTATCTTTTGTGTTGCGGTAGTATCCATTAATTGATACTGCTTATCCGCATCATTGACAGGGAATGGTGTAATCTCAGTCTTAGGTTGATCGCGCTCATTGAAGAACATAACCACCTTACCTGCGTTCCTTGCACCACTCATCTTATTCTCCCAATCCATCATCATCTGTTGTTTCTGCTCGGGCGTTGCTTGGCCGTTGTAGAAGTTAATAATGGTTGAAGGGAATAACCCGTTTGAGATTTGGTTGATATGGAATATCGAAATCTGCTTATCTAACTCGATGTAGTTAATCGCGCTCCAGTAGTCGGGGCGTGGGTATACATCGCTGCCTGTGTATGTGAAGCACCAATAGATTTGGCGTGGCTCTTCCATACGTGTAAGGTAGTTATACCTAGGAATGAATTCAGGCGTGTTCTTTTTCTTGCGTGTATTGCTCCAGTCGTAGCTATGGAATATACCTATCTCGCTATCATCATCCTGATTCACCGCAATGCGGCATTCTTCAAATGGTATCGCGTTTAGCTTTGATATAACCGTGCGGTCGTTAGACCAGATAACTTCAATGAAAAAACCACCAAACAACTTTAAGTCATGGGCGGCTGCATAGGTCAAGGTATTTATATCGAGTGCATCTAACTCCTCTTGGTATTGCTCTGACTTAATACCCTTCCCGGCTATCATATCACCAATGGCAACAACCAAGCTACCATGCACTGGAGACTCGTGAGCAAGGTCGCGCAAGTATTGCGGGAAATCATTTGCATCGCCATAGTTAACCCAACCTTTGCGGTCAAGTTTCTCGGCATCGGACTTAGCAACGTACTCGCTAAGTTTCAAGGATACTATATTTGATTCGTTATGGCTCATAGATTATATCATTTGGTATTGTTATAGCGGGAACATCAAACCATGTAGTATTCTGATTCAATACAGCGTAACCACGCTCCACCAAACCAATAACAACACCACTTGCCGGGTTAGTATTACTACTAGAATTTTGTCCGTACACTTCATACCTGTATCTGCCCGCTAAGGTAAGGCCAACAGTTGTGATTTCAAGTTGTGTGATACGTGTATTCTCGTTAAGGATGGTGGCAACCTGTGCGAGCTGTTGCCCCGTAGTGCTATTTTCTTCGTGTGTTAGCACCAATAAATAGTTGGTGAATGGTGTGGCAAAGTATTGCCGCGCTTCGTCAAGTGATAGAAACACTTGCTGCGTAGGTGTATTTGTTTGTAGATATATCATACTTCTAATTTAAAAAGGGGCAAGTAAATACCCGCCCCTTTTACAATACAACAAGAACACACAAAAACGGAAAACAATTCTTAGTAAGCAGGGCTTACAGTAATACCAGCGAAGTTGTCGAAAGGTACTGATGTGAATGGCTCAAGGTGTACAGCAGGCTCAAGGTTTTCTGCAGTAGTTGTCACCTGATAACCCATCAAATCCGCTTTCTGCTGTCCTGATTGAACAGTACCTGCAGTAAGTTGCGAACCTTCAGTTGTACCTACCAACAAGATTTGGTCATCATTGGTGCGTACAAACACAATCATCTTAGCCTTAGCAACATTCAAAAACTCGTTGCGCATATCTTGGTTCAACTTACCGAAAGTCCAACCTACCTCTTGTGAGAAATAAAGTGTACCTGATTCCAAATTCTTATTTACGGTTTCAATGTATGAACCCGAATTGCGGAATGGAACATAGCGGTAAATAGTCCAAGTAGGCAAGCCATCCACTTCACCTGTTACAGCATCGTAAGTAACTCCAGACATGAAGTCGTTACCTGTATCAGGGTCTGTGTAGTTAGCAATCAATACTTCTTTAACACCTCCAATACCTTCAAGGCATCCGAGTGTAAAACCTGTTGTTAATTCACAAGCCATAGCTATATATAGTTTTGTAAAGGGGTGAGTATTACCCCACCCCTTTGATTAATGATTATGCTCCCCAGTAGGTGATGTCTTCAGCTACTGCAATCTGTGCACCCAAGTAGAAACGTGCACCGTAACGAACATTCTGTGATCCATCCAAGTTCTGCATATCCAAGATGAACACTTCGTTCATTTGGTTCTCTTGCCATGTACCAAGCATCAAGTTGCTAGGTTGAGCGAAGATGATGTTGTTTGCAGTCATACCCGGACAAACGTAGATTTCGTACATACCTACGAAACGACGGCTAACTTCAGGGCCACCTGTCAAGTACCAACCATTGCCAGCAGCAATTTGCGCTTGCATGTATGATTCCCATGCAGCCTGTCCCATGTAGATAGCTGGCTTCTCAGCAGCACCTTTAACGGCTGCAGGAGCGGTGTTGATTACGTCCCAAATAGTTGCGATGATGTTAGTGTCAGACAATGCACCTGAACCCGCAGATACAGCACCTGAACCACCTGCTTTAATCAAAGTCTCGAAACCATCGTATTGACCAGCGGTTGCGTTAACACCTGACCACATGATTGTTTCGTTAGCTGCAGCGATACCACCTACCAAACGGCCAATGATAGCGTCTTGGATTTGTGTGTTTACACGGCCGCTCATTACATCTGCAGTAGTCCAGTCAATGAAGAAGTCCTTCTTACAGATTTGGCGTTGCACTTGGAACTCTTCCAAGGTCAAAATACGCTCGGTCAAAGTGATTGTACCTGTTGGGGTAAAGTCACAAGTACCTGCAGCGAAAGTTACAGTGTCATCAATTTTACGTACTACTGATTTGTAAGGTACGTTAGGCTTCATTGTAACGTATTGAGTAGATACGTTAGACAATAGTGCCTTTGCTACGATTTCACCAGCTAATTCACCTGCATAGGTGGTGGTGAGTGAAGTTGTTGTTGGCATACTAAATTTAAATTATGAGGTGAATTATTTACTTTGTTTAGCGCGTAGACTTTCCATGAAGTCGCTGAATGAGTTACCATTCGATGCAACCACAGGTGCTACATTCTTTTTAAATTCTTGAGATTTTACAGAAGGTACTGCAGGGGCTTTCTTAACTGAAGCAAGTTCAGCCTTCACAGCTTCCGCATCCTTCTTAGCGTTTTCTACTGCAGCAGCTAGTTCAGTCTTTTCAACTTCTAGTGCAGCAATGCGCTCGGACAAGTTACCGATTACGGCAACGAGGTCTTCGCTGCTCATTTCAGTAGATTGTTCTTCGCGTTCGATTTCAGCTACCATTCCGTCTTCGCCTACGTAGACTTTGGTAACACCGTCCTCAAGCAGGTATTCTCCTGCAGGTACGGGCACTGGATTACCTTCAGCATCCATTGTGTAGATGTCTACACCTACTACCCACTCATCTGCGGTAGAATAGATTTTAGTACCATCGGCCAAAGTGCCTTCTACTGCAAACTTCAATTCCGTTGCCGGTGCTTCAGCTGCTGCAGTTTCTTCTTCGAACTTGATACCAACACTTGAAGGGTCAATGCCGTACTTGTTGAATACGGATTTGATTTGTTCTTTGATATTCGACATTGTTGGATATTTGGGTATAGTAGACAAATGCCCGTTTTGTTACATCCAACCGATTGCCTATCTTAGCAACTGAAAATAATTACATACAATATGAAAACAACCACAGAAGCGTACGCGCACAAAGCATCGGTTCGATTAACCGACAAGCAAATGAAAATCGTAAAAAAAAATGCTAAGGCGAATAAGATGAATGTTGCGGAGTATATTCGCGCCTGTATCCTGTAAATTGGTAAAGTGGTAAAACAAAAGAAGGCCCTCGTTTGGGCCTTTCTTTTTTACCAGAACCTTAATCACTAATATGCGGAATAACCGCAGCTAATATAGTATTATTTTTTAATCTGCATACGAGCCGTGTTGTTTGTGCTGTCATTATCAGGCACACCATTTACAGCCGTAATAGTTAACACGTAATCAGTAGGCAATGCCACAGGAGGCATGGTCACATTGTACACACTTCCAAAGGTTAGGCTTCTGCCAACATCAAGACGATCAGTACGAGTCCAAGTACCCGTGAAGCTACCAACGAGGCCGTGATTTACCTTCAAACTAGTGATGACTACATTGCCTTTGTTGTAGAATGTGTAGTAAATGCGAACACGATTAGCATCAAGCCACTCATAGCGGTCGATTGTCACTGCAGCATCTAAACCTTCCGCAGGTGGATTGGCAAGCGTTATAGTTGTACCCGTGCTGATTGTGTTGTCATTTTCGTTTGTTTCTTTTATTACCATATTTGGGTCGATGGTAAGTGAAAACAATGACGGTCCTGTCTGATTGTTAGGCAAGCCCATTGGCGTATTCTTGGTAACAACTGTTTGGCCTTTTGGAATGGTCACATCTCCAGTGTAGAATATAAACTTGCTACCATCGGGACGGGTAAAAGTAAGATGCACAGTTGCTATGATGTCCTGCGTATATGGCTTGTCTACGTTTACGCTATATGAAACATTGATGCTAGTGCCTTGCACTGCGGTTGCAGGTGTTGAGATTGTACCAAATAGATTGTACTCAGCCACGGGTACGGGTACAGGGTCGCCACCATCCAAACTTTTAGCAATGGTCACAGCCGCGTACATATCGGGCACTCCATAACCTATTTCTAAACTCTTGCCATTAGCATCGTATACATAGCCGCCTGTCTTTCTGCATGATTGTTTTATAACATCAATCACTTGCGCTTCGGTCAATGATGGGTTAGCCAATATCACATTGGCGGCAATACCTGCCATTACAGGGCATGAACATGATGTGCCACTAAACGCAGTATAGTTGCTGTCTATCTTGTAACCAAACGCACCTGTGCGGTCAGTTGTTGGGCATGATGTGCCGGGAGCAGCTGCAAATGTTTTCGGTCCGTAATTACTAAATGATGCACGGGTATTTGTTTGCGTAGATGCACCAACACCGTATACCATCGGATAGATTGCAGGAGCTTGTGTGAAGTTTGGATTATTGCTATTACCAGTACTTGCAAAGATGGGTATGCCTTTTCCGTCACGCCCGTATGTCTTTGCCGCAGTTAATGCGTTTTGAAATAACGGATATGCAGTTCCACCACCACCGCCCCAACTCATTGAGATAGCAAGGCAGTTTGGATTAGCGATTGCCTTATTTGCGGCACGGGTTACTATGGTATCGGATGTAGAAAAGCTACCACTTCCACTAGAACCATAACCGATGTGCAAGAATTGCACTTTCAGTTTGTTGTTTCCTAGTGAGGATACACCTATTCCGTTATCCGTTGCTGCACATATCAATCCAGCGCAACAAGTTCCATGCTTTTCATATTCGCTTACAGGATTTACATCGGCTGCATCCGTTACGCAGTTCCATGATGTAGAACTAATGCGACCAACTAAATCTTCATGGGTGGTTTCACAAGCAATATCAAGAACAGCCACCTCACCATACGCAGCACCATCAATCAATCCCCATGTTTCCATTGCTTTCAGATTTGGTAAGTGCCATTGCCCGGTATAAGTATACCCATCACCATCTGTTTGATATGGTTGGATGTAGTCAGGTTCTACGCTCGTGAATAGTTTAGAGTTCATAAGCGTTGTGTAGAACTCATCAAAGCTAGCAAAGGCAGGGACTTCTACAAATAGCGTGTTAGTCAACTGAAAAACCTCAGTAACTACGACTTTGTTTTTGGACAAATACGCACGCGCTGCATCAAGGTCAGGTGCAACTAGGATAGCAAGACCCGTAGCGATTTGGTCTAATGATCTATCAACTTCGTTTACTTGCAATACTTTTTTTGCATCGGCTTCAACTGGTTGTGCATCTTCAAATACGATGATGCCAAAAGGCTCATGCACCGCAATGACATTAGCCTTGGTTTTGTTCTTGTCAAAGGATGCTTTATCCTTAAACTTAACGCTGTTTATTTTCATTTGGATGGGTTTACTTTGCTCAGTAGTTGGTCAAGTTCTAGCACCAACTCTGCTTCGTAGTTTTTCACACCGCTCATTGATACACCAACTTCGTTAAAAAATCCTTCAATGCTATATCCTTTTACCTTGCCTTCTTTCACATCATTCCACACTTCGTTATCTTCTACCTTAGTTCCGATAAACCATGTGCCATCGGGAAGGTCAGGCAATCCAAGTTCAATACTCTTGTCACTCTTGCCTTCTTTTAGCCATGATTCCACAACGGTTACACCTGTTACAGGAACTTCGTGCTGTAAGTTGGTATTATGGTGCAGATTCTTTTTGTAAAATTGGTGGGCAATAGCTTGTACCGTAGCCTTTTCAAAGTAGACATAGTAAGGTTCACCCTTCTCATCATAGCGCAGTATCTCTTTATCCGGGATGAGTGCGGGTCCATATAACATTCTGCGCTCGTCATTAATGGCACTTAGCTGCATCTTGCTTAGTGCAATCCAATTTTCTTCTATGGCGGGCATGTCCACTAAGCCCATCGCCGTAATGCCGAGACGGCCCTCTTCATCTATTACACACTTAACTACTTTTCTTTTTTCCATGTTTCAAAGTTATTTATATTTGGTCGGTTTTTAGATTCAAAGCATTTTGTTTTTTTCGAGGATAGGAGCCGTCCAAACGTGGGCGGCTTTTATTTTACCCTATGCGTGCAAGGTCTGCAACATTCTCACGCACCTCGGCAGCACT